ATCACCTTTGTTATCAACTCATTCAACTGCCTGCCAGCGTTCTCAATAGCGCGGTCAAAGTTGTCCGTGAAGTGGAAGGAACCAATCGCCTGCTGACTCTGAATCTTGTCCAGTGCGACACCTGACTTCTCATTTTGCCGCTGCGCCGCAGTTGGTAATGGAGTGATGCCCATCGAAGCCTGCACGGCCCGCCGCCAGCTTTCCTTGCTGATCTCGTAGGCTTGAGCATTAGGAGTGAATGTGGGGCGCGTCGGTAATGGCAGAACTTGACCGTTCGATCCATCCACGATGGGGTCTACCTGAACCCTAGCACGAGGGATTTTATTTAAAGTGTCCCACGCATCTGCATCTGTCTCGAACTGCCCAACGTAGCCGATGAATGGAGCGCGTGGTGCCATGCCGAACTCTTCAGCCTCTTGCGAGGCAATGTAAGCAAGCATCATCTGAGGCCCACGCGCAAGCCTGATCTGGGAGTAGTAAAACAGTTTCATACCGCCGCCAACAGGCTTGTAAACCTTCTTCCCCAGTGCCGATATAATTGGTATCCATGAACCTGGCCATTCGTTCGTTTCCAGAATCTCAAGTCCATTGGTGATGTACTGCGTTACCACGCCTCCGTTGCCATCCTCATCGTATCCATCAATGCGCCAATACTCCGCAATCAGGATGTTCTCAGCTTGAAACCAGTCAGGCGCGGTGGTCATGTCCTCTGCGCTAAAGCTGCGTTTCTCAGCCTTGGGATACTTCTTCTCGAAGTCCCGCTTGCGCATCACGTCCATCACAAAACAACGCTTCTGATCGGAGAAATCAGCTTCGCGTGCGTTCGGGTCGAGCAGCACAGAGAGAGGATTGTCAATCTGCTTGATGCGTGGTTCTACATCCCCATCGCCACCCTTGATCGTCTTCGTTGTGACACGGAAGAACCCGAATCCGCAGTTAATCTCATTCTCGAATGCATTGGTGTATGCACTCTGCGCGTTGGACTTGTACTCAATCCCGCGAATGATCGCCGCTCTATGTTCGGCGTCCTTGTCAGTCGCGCCTGACCCTAGCGGATTGACCTTGATTGCGCGCTTGTTCTGCCGCAGATTATTGATGGTGGCGTTCTGGTACTGACTCAACTCGTCAGGCGACAATACAGGGCGGTTATTGTCCTCACGCTCCTGCCGCGCATCTTTGTCCCACGGATCGCCAGAGATGAACTTCAGGTCAATCTTGGCTTCATCGTGATTCTCGCGCCAGAAATCACGAAAGTAGGTGTAGTCCTCCCGTATATCGCGCAGGAGTTCTTCATCCCCGGCTGCCGGTTCTTTGCGGACTGGTTCCGAATCGGACATTTACTTGATAGTCCTCGTCATCGCCTGCTTCTTAGGACGGCGGTTGTCATAACTGTTGACCACGCCTTTGTACTTTCCTTTGGGTGGCATCGACGGCATATCCTTGCCCATAACCTTCTTCGCTAGTCCCATTATCCGTTTACCTCGTGTATTCGTGATTCCGGCATCAGTATACGCCCAACCTCTTCCTGCTCACGATATATCGGTTGCACCCCGCACGATCTCGCAACCTCAGCCATCTCATAATCCTCGCACGTCAGCGCCTTGAAATTCAAGTAAGGCCGCATCGCATCGAGTTTGCCGCGTCTCTTGCGCTGGTCAGGTTCAGTCAGCAGCTTCTCGCGCAAGTGGTCGTGATCCTGAATCAACGTGGCCATGAAAGCCAGCATGTCCGCGTCCTCAATGTCTTTGAGAGGACAGACGATGCAGAAGTTCTCAGAACGGCGTTGCTCGTCTAGCTCCATTAGTATGCTGCCCCCGCCGATGAACCACTGTTGCCAAGGATGCGATTCGCTTTGCTGCGAATCTTGGCCGCAGACGATGCACTCAGTGTGCCGCGCTTGACGCCCTGCGTTGCCCGCGCCTTTGCATTGGAAGCGTGGGATTTATCGGGCATTGGGAACTTTCGCTTGCCCGGCAATCCGAACTTGCTGGCGGGTAGTGCGTTGCGGGTTGATGGTTTCAGTTTCATGCCGCCTCCTGATATTGCAAGTCCATCCGCGCTACAAATTCATTTTTCACCGCGTTCCACGCTTGCAGATAACGCACAATGAACCCATCTCTTGTGAAGACTTCGGCGCGTTCAATCTGGGAGGGGATTTCTAGTGGGAGAGAGCAAGTCGCCCCACGCGCCTGCGCTTCTTCGATCAGCGCATCCACATAAATCGTAAGCTGCTCCCGAGTTTGACTGCAAGGAACTGAGACAGTCAATCTATTTACCTTCATCGCTTCGGTCCCGATTTTCACTTTCATATAATCGCCTTCCCATCTCGCTTCGATATTTTAGGCTTCATCTCAACTCCATGCAGATTGTCTCTGCGGTGCAGCCTTCGGCTTCGGCTTCGGTCGTTCAGGTTCCTTGATCCCTACTGCCAGCGTCCTCAGTGCGTCTGCGGGATGTGAGGCGTCATCGTGCAATGGTTCACGCCTCGCCACTCCTAGAGCCGTTGTCGGCCCCCACTGGTATCTCCGTAGGTACTGTAAACCATCTGCGCACATCTTAGCATCAAAATAAAGTTGCGGAAAGATTGTCCGTACCGCATTGATGCCGTCCGCGATTGCCAACTGGCGCAATACCCGCGTCTTGAACCCCTTGGAACGCATGATCTCTTCTATCGACTTGCCCGTTCCAAGGCTGATCGTACCACCATCCCACGGTAAGTAGCATGTACCAAAGACGTAACCCCACGTCTGCATCTCGCGCAAATAGAAGTCGATTGCTTGATGATCGCCCTCGAAGTAGCGCAGCACCCGTATCTCGAATGGGCTGCGCTGCGCTGCCCAGATTGACACTCTATCGGCATAACCCAGATCCCAGAACGTATCGACTGGCAACATCGGATTGTACGGCGCTTCCCGTATCTGCCCGTTGCGCTCTGCGGCTTGAATCTCTGCCTTATATATCGCGCCCTCAACCGTGGAGCGCGTACCACCCTCGTAAACATGGTGGAAAGCATCAGGGTCGCGTTCTTTCATCGTTGCGATCTTCTGCGCAGACTCAGGCGATAGCCAGTTATTGTCGTGGTACGAGGTCTTGCAGACAAACGCGCCCGGCGGTGGGTCAATAATGAAATCCTGATATACCGCGTCTGTTTCCAAGTCCGGGTTTAGTGTCAACCAGATTTCAGACCCAGGCTTGCGGATGGTGGGCAACAGGATTGTCAAGCTGCGGCGAGATACCACAGACGATTCTTCCACCCAGCAAATGTCGATTGCCTCATAGCTTTTGATGGATGAGACAGTCTGGCGTCTCAGACCAGCAAACACGAACTCAGTCCCGTTCGCCCCGCGTATTTCCGACTGCAATATCTGGTAGAACCTGTCCAGCCCAAGCAACACGATCTGGTCGCTCAGTAGTTGATGCACAGACTCCCGAATCGAGTCCATCGTCTCGCGGGCGCAAAGGATACGCAAAGGCTTCATGCTGCCAAGAATCAAGAGAGCGCGAGCCACAGCCCACGATTTGCACCCGTCACGACCCCCGTAGAGAACTTTGTACGGATGAGGCTCAAACAGCGGAGCCAGCTTCTCCGGGAATTGCGCATTGATGGACTCAACGCTCATTTACGAAACCTTGGAGGAACATAGCACGCGGGTTTGGTGGAGCGGGCTGGAATCACCTCCACGAAATGCGGATCGCCCTTATCAACAATCTCGACCTTCCGTTTAGAGTCCATCCATGAGGGAACATGCTCGAAAGGTATCGAATCCGTAAACATAAGCTCAAGAGCTTCCACAATGACCGCCGACCGCTTGCCCTTTGCGTCAATCAGCTTGACCAGATTATCAGGAACGCGCACTGCCATTAGAGTGCTCATCTGTATAACACCTCGACCACTGTTATACGCGGATTGTTATACAGGTGCAACTACTCGCCCGGCTTGGGCCGCACAAACTCCACCGTAATCGCAGCTTGGATCGCCCCCCCGTCCGGCCCGCTGATCTCTGTCTGCACCTTGTCACCGTAATCCAGTGGTGCCATCATTGGCCCGCGAAGTAGCTTGCTTGCCTCCCACTTGGCCAAATCAACGCGAGTACGCAGCAGTTGCACTGCCGCCCCGTCTACGCGCTCACTCACCCCGCCGTCTGGATCGGGGACGCTACACATAGGCGTTTGCAGCAGCATCTCAGTTGCATCCTCAATCCTTGCCTCAACTTGAGCACGTCTCGCGTGCGCGTACTGTGTGGCAAAATCAGGATTGCGTATGCGCCATGTCGAGATAGTCTCGTACTCAGGCATACCAGGTGAGCGGCAAATGGAGCGTATGCTCTCACCCGTGTACATCCTCTGAAGCACAACCTCTGCCCTATCGGGGGCGTAGCTACTCGGTCTGCCAACCTTTGCCATCTCTGCATTGTACCCTAAGCGCAAGTCCAGGTCTTGACTTGTGTATATCCTGTGCAAAACTTCTGGGAGCATATCGCAACTGCTTATCTATGTATTAGTTGCAAATACTATAAAATAGCTTGACATACTATAACATTGCTACTAATATCAATACAGATCAGGAGAGGTTAGCTCCCACTCAGAGCGCTCTTGAGGATGGCAGGCGGTACCGGGATGCGAGGGCCGAGACTAGAGAGTGGGGCGGGGATGATGCAATATCCTCCACGGTGAGCGGCCATACGGCTCACCACAGATCAGAGGCAACCAGCCTCATTGGAGCTACAAATGAGCAACATCGCTAAGCATGAAATCCGTATCGCCTTTGACAATGCAGGTGGTGCAGTCCTCGCCAGCAAGACCTACGCCCACGTCTACAGTGACGGGAAGCAACTCGCTACCGATGTTCGCGCACTGCTAGACAGCGGCGATACGGACGATTGGGACGGAAACGATGAAGAGGTTTGCGCCGCTTTCCCTTCCGAGGCAGATCGTTATGACCGCGTATACCGCATGAAGGAAATCGCGGAACTCGCTCAGGCTGCTGATGGAGAGAACGCAAACCTTGGCGTCGAGGTTGACGATGACACACACAGCGTCCAAATCCACTGGGGTCAAGGCTCTCGCCCCCAGTCCGGCACCGGCTACATGGAATATGAGTTCTGGTCTGCTCTCCTCGCATAAGCTCCGCCGCGCCCTTCCACGGGTAAGCGGATCGTGAGGATTGGTAATCCTCCAACGCGAGTACGCAAGCCCGCACTAATCTGGTTTTGTTGATGCAGAACAGGAGATCACGCAATGGCGTACGAATTTTGCACCGCGCTGGGTACACGATCCGCAAACGGTAACAGCGGTACTCAACCGCATAAGGAGAAGCAAAAATGCAGAGCGCATATGTTGTCAAAACTACACCAATCGCACATCTCTTGAAATTCAGTCACATCGTGCGCTCTGAAAGTAAGCACATCTCAATCGGAGATCAAAGGCGGCGCGTTTTCTACACGTTAGCGGCTTTCGTTGACCATGAAGGATTCGAGTACAGAAAATCATTCGAGTCCTACCAAAACCCCACGATTCCGGCAGAGGGAACCCACAAGCAGATCAACGCACTAGCAATCCAGTATTGAGGTGCCCACGCTGCGGTAAACCTGCCTATCTGGGAAAGAACCGCTACAGAACGAAATACGGTTGGTTCCACCACGATTGCGATAAAGCTGCCAGAAACAGCCAAGGAGGGGACACAATGAAACTTTCAGAACTGAAAACAATTGATACCCGCCAAGCGATTGAAGATGCTCACGCTAACCTTTCCGTAGCCCTTCGCTACGGTCTCACTATCGGGCGAGCAACCGACGCAATTGATCGGGAACACGTTGCGCAGGCATGCGCAGTGCTTGACTTGATCCGCAAGGCTAACCCACTCACATAGTTCACCGCTAGCCTAGAGTGTTATCTGGGCAATCAACCGCATGGAGACAGAAAAATGTGGACAGAAAGCAAAAATGACAAGCTAGTTTTGGACGCAGTCGCAGCCCAAAACAACGGACGGCATACCGAAGCAGCTGCTTTGTTCCAGCGCGCCGGCAACCAGTACCGTGATCCCATCGAGAAGGATCAACTCTGGGAAGCGGCTAAACGTGCTCGTGAAATAGCATCTTCCGACTAACCTCCGCCGCGATTGATCTCATCAAAGAAAATTTGCCAGACACTCATTGCGACTCTTGCGAGATTGGCCCCAACGGTCACGAACTCGTATCACTTTGGAACGCGGGTTTGGTGCCATCCTTCGACGGCACGACCTGGCGACTGCATGGAGGCCCGAAAGCAAAGGTGCTGTTTACTATCACCGCAGACGAACTGAAGGCATACAAGTAACCCCACACGCGGACTCAACCAGCCTCAATAATGGCCATCTCCACGCAACAGCATGAAAGGAAAGGTACACAATGGAAAACAAAGCGAAGAAATCATTGGATAGTGCCGTCGTAGCCGGGTTCAAGGGGTTCGACAAAGACCTAAAATGTAAAGGCTTCCAGTACGAAGTAGGCAAAACCTACACGCACGACGGCGCGGTGAATCTATGCTCGACCGGCTTCCATTTTTGCGAGAACCCGTGGGACATATTGAGTTACTATCCTATCGAAAGCGGCAACCGCTACGCGCATACCGAGGCGCAGGGCGTGACGGACGAGCGCGATAAAGACAGTAAGCGTGTCTCGTCTGTGCTGGCAATTAAATCGGAGTTGACGCTAAAATCGCTTATTTATTGCGCCGTGAGGTTCACGCTGAATCTGGCGAAGAGTACACCGACCGGCAACGTTGAGTCATACAGCACGGGCAACTACGGCCACGCCGCCAGCACAGGCGACTACGGCCACGCCGCCAGCACGGGCTACTACGGCCACGCCGTCAGCACAGGCAACTACGGCCACGCCGCCAGCACAGGCGACTACGGCCACGCGGCCAGCACGGGCGACTACGGCCACGCCGCCAGCACGGGCGACTCCGGCCACGCGAGCGCGCTAGGTAAAGATTCCATCGCCGCCGCCATCGGTCGAGGCGGCATGGCGAAGGCCGCAAAAGACAACTGGATTGTGCTGGCCGAGTACACCGAAGATCTCACGATCCGCTGGGTCAAGAACAAGAAGATCGACGGCAAGACCCTCAAGGCCGACACGTTTTACATGCTCAAGGATGGCAAGTTTGTAGAGGTAAATCCATGACCGCCCCTATCACTCAATGGCTCACCAGGCAGCAGGTAGCCGACTCCCTCCACTACTCCGTTGCCACGATTGCGCTATGGATCAAGCAGGGCAAGTTCCCCAACGCCAAGCGACACAGCCCAGCCGGTAGCTCCAAGTGGCTCATCCCGGCGAGCGACGTGGAAGCACTTATGCGACCGGAGGAGAAATGAAGGCACTGACCCTCACTCAGCCGTATGCGACGCTCATGGCGACTCTGCGGCCGCGGACCAGCGGATTGCAATGGCCCGGCGGCTTGCCTTGGAAGGAAATCGAGACGCGGAGCTGGTCAACCCAGTACCGCGGAGAACTTGTCATTCACGCGGCCAAGGGCTTCCCTAAGTGGGCGCGAGAAGCGTGCGATGAGCCGGAGTTCGCGCGAGCCCTCGGCGGTGTGCCTGCGGGCAGCCTACCACTCAGCATTGGGCTGTGTGTTGTGCGCCTGGTCGCTTGCATTCGGATGGAGCCTGATCCTGGGATCGGGCGGATATGGCAGACAACCTTCAAGAAGTGCGAGTTCGCACTCGGGCATCCGGTACAACCCGGTGAGCTTGAGTTTGGTGACTCGTCGCCGGGTCGTTATGCTTGGGTTACTCAGTACGTGCGGCCTCTGC